TACGGATGCCCCAATTTCTGTTGAAGAAAAAGACCATATTGATATTGCAAAGAAAAAAATTAGGGTTTTGGAGACTCAACGCAAGGAATATGTGACGGTTCCCGTGCTGGTAAACCCTGATGAGGGCGAACAAGACCCCAAAACAGGCACACCTAAAGGAATTTACGAAAACGCGGCGAATTGGAGCGACAAGGACGTTAAGGCCGTAGAAACTATACCGGGATTCAAGGTAGTAAAACAGAAAAAGCACAAAATTAGGGTTGTAATATCGGCTTCCAGTACGTTATTGTCCGACGAGTACCCTGAAATGGCAATGAACGACTTTGACATAACCCCTTACTATGCCAAGAAGCGCGGTAGTCGGTATTGGGGCAAGGTTGAACCTGCAAAAGACCCGCAACGCGACATAAATAAGCGTACTTCTCAGATGATTGAGATATTAAGTAAGATGGCTGGGTATATTTGGATTACAGACGACCAGACTTTTGTAAATGAGAAGGATAAACAGGATTTTGAGGACAATTCCGCAAAAACTGGCTTTATTGCTAACGTCCAAGACTCGGCAAGACCGCCCACCAAGATTGAGGGTTCCAAATATCCGGCAGAAGTGATGGCACAACAGAACGCCTCGATACAAAACCTGTCTCAGATAATGAATATCAATGTTGACTTGCAGGGTATCGGTAAGAGGGCCGACAGTCAGCTTGCTATTAACGAGCGCAAGAAGCAGGGTCTTATCGGCAATGAGTTTCTTTTCGACAATCTTTCCCTTAGCAAGAGAATACTGTTTAAGAAGGTTGTTGCGAACATAAAAAAATGTTTCACGCCTGAGCGTATGCTCCGTATTTTGGAAAGCATGCACAAGCGCGAACCTATTGACGTACAGAAGCAACCGCTTGACCAGCACGACCCGCAGGATTTGTTGTATCTGTTGCAGACAGAGGATTTGATGAAGTATGACCTTATCATTTCCGAAAGCGCGTGGTCGCCGTCTGCAAGGGCCGCTAACTTTACGCAGTGGCTTAATGCGGCACAACAGGGTATCAAGGTTCCGCCGCAGATGCTTGTCAAGCTCTCCGACTACCCGGACAAAGAAGAGGCTCTTGCATGGATACAGCAGATGATACAGGGCGAACAGGCTCAACAGGATGCTAAGAATCAGACAGAGATAGCCAAAACACAGATTGCACATCAGGGACAGCCGGGTGGACAGGCATAGCCTGCCGGTTAAATATAGGGACTGACGTTCTACGGAACGCCCAAACAAGGAGGAAAGGCAAATGGAAGTTGGAGAGAAGGTAGAAGGCCAGACGGACATTGATGTAGCCAATCTTTCGGATGAGGCTTTAGGCATGGTATCCGAATTTGAGGCAGAATATGCTGGTGGAGAAGAAGAGGGTGCGCCCGAAGGCGATGATGTCAAGGCAACACCCGCTCCCGAAGAAGGGGCAGAAGCGGACAAGGTTGAAACGCTTGAGGACATTAAGGCGGAACGGGACAGGCTCAGGGAAGAAACCACAAAGCAAAAGGAACTCAGAGAACAACAGGAACTTTTTATCCAGCGTCGCAATACCGAGATAGGCGACCTCAGAAAACAGTCAAATGCAATGCAGGAAGAGCTTAATACTCTCAAGGCCGTTGACCCGGCAGACTATTTGGGCGACCCGATAGCGGCGGCAGAGGCGGTTGCAAGGAAAAATGCACTTGAAGCGGGTATTGCTAATACAGAGCAGACGGCACGGTGGCAAGAGAACGATGTTTCTATTAGAACATTTGTTCCAGACGTAGAATCTCTTGCCGGTAAGATGGCCGACTTGCTTTTACAGGATAGCAACGACCATCAGAACCTTGCAGAAACCATCAGGGCAAATCCCGCAGTACTTAGGAGCCTTGACCCTGGCATGGTCGTTAATCTTGCTTTGAGAGCAAAGCAGATAGAGGAATTATCGGCTATGAGGACCGAGAACGCTGCCTTAAAAGCGAAGCTTTCCGGCAACAGCAGGGAAGTGGTCAAGAAGATTGCCGATGCCGCCAACAAGACCCCTAAACTCACCGGTAAGGTATACGGTGAATCAAGCGTTGACGGTGAACTTGCATTGACTGAGGAACAGATTGCTAATCTCTCGGATGAAGACTTGGATAGGATTCCGTAAATCGGAATAGGAGAACAAAATGGCTAAGACAGGCGTACTTACGGGCAACGCTCTTACACTCAAAAAGTGGGAAGAGAAGTTATTTAGGGACACGGCAAAGGAATCCTTCTTCCTTCCAAAGTTTGCGGGAGAAGGCGAAGGCAACATAGTCCAGACAAAATCGCAGCTTGAAAAAACTCAGGGTGACCTTATCACCTTCGGTATTGCTATGCGCACCACCGGCAATTACGTTACTTCTGGGCAGACCCTTGAAGGCAACGAACAGTCCCTTACTACCTACTCGAACACCGTTCCCCTTGAGGAATACGCGATAGGTATCAGGGACAAGGGGCCGCTTGACAGGAAGCGTCCGATATACGACATGGACACCGTAAGCAAGGAACGCCTCAAAGACCAGGGCGCGGAAGTAATCGACCAGCTCATCTTTAATGAGATGAACAACTCCACCACGAACACGATATACGGTTCGGGTACTACGGACGCTACTTTGACGGCTACAGGCAAGATAACTCCGGCGATAGTATCCAAGCTCAAGGCTCTTGCGAAGTCCGGTTTTGCTACGGCTTCTGGTGCGGCTCAGGGCGCAAGAACTCAGACTCCGATACGTACGGTCAAGGTTGACGGTAAGGAGTATTACATCCTACTCCTTCACCCCTTCGCCCTCTACGATTGGAAGCGCGACCCGGAAGTGTTGCAGACCCTTCGTGAAGCTGAGGTTAGGGGCGGCAGTAACCCGATATTCTCCGGTGCGGTAGCCGTGCACGACGGGGTTATAATCCATGAGCATGAGAACGTGCCGTACTACGTCAACGGCGGCGCGGGTTCCAATGTCCCGTTCTGCAAGGGGCTGTTCATGGGAGCGCAGTCTATGTTATGGGCGTGGGGTGAAAGGCCGCACATGGTAGCGGCTGAGTTCGATTACGGTCGTGAGCATGGTTTCTCTTGGCAGATGATAGCCGGTGTTAAGAAAACCGCCTTCAACTCCAAGGACTACGGCGTAATCGGCGTACACGTTGCGGCTACGGCCCTTAATTAATAACGGATAAAGAAGGGAGATACGAAGATGGGAACAGTAACGAACTATACTGACAACGTACCTCAGCATGGCCTCTTAGGCGGCTATTCTGGATACATTGCCAAGAAGATAGACATGTCCAAGTACGCGCTTTCCGCACAGGATGTCGTACAGTGCGTGAACGTAGACGCTGGCATGTTGGTAACTGCGGTGTCGGTTCTTATCGGCACGGCGGCGGGCGGCACTCTTACCGCGACCATTGGCGATGCGGACGGCGCGAACTCATGGGATGCGTCGGTCAACCTGAACGACACGGCAGGCAAGGTTACTCGCTCCGCTCCGGGTACGGATGCCTATGCAACTACGGGCAAGGTGTATGCCGTAGCGGACACGATTGACCTCACCCTGAGCAACAACACTCCTGGTGTTGTAGGCGTGTTCTACGTTATAGTCGAGTACGTCAAGGTATATTAATCCAAAACAGGGGAGGGCTTCGGCCCTCCCTCTTGGAAAGGGGAATAAATGAAAAGGATAAAGGCACTTACATTTATCGGCATGGGCTTGGTAATCGGCCTATATGCCGGTATATGGACTTTTGCCGGGGCAGACCCGATAACTGCGACAGGTTATATGCAGCGAGACATTTACAACTATCTTGTAGATGTCCAGACGCTTGCAAACGCTACAAAGACGGCACATAACTCTACTTTTGTCAGTATGTCTACCATAAAAGCGAATCAGGTAGACTTGTTGACAAAGCACAACCTGACATTCTCCAAGCTTTCAACTCTTACTTACCGTGTCCAGCATGCCGCGTCGTTTGCAAGCATGACAGGTAGTGCGGCAAGCAAGATAGTAGTTGCCGGTGGACGCCCTACGACAACTGCTCTGGTTGTCGCCGGTGGGAGAATTACCGCAACCGCCCTTGATGTTACTAGTCCTTAAAGGGGAAGTATGGGTATCGCTTCAACTTCAACATGGCAACAGTATGTCGGTCAGGTTATCTACCTGATGCACCGTGATGTTAAAGCCGTAAAGTCAGGTGAAGAGCTAACACCTTCTCAGTACATGGAGGGGCTAGAGGCTCTTAACGCGCTATCCCGGCAGTGGCAACATTCAGGATTGGTTAGCCTCTGGACTGTCGAGGAAGTTATTGTTGCTATGGTAGCGGCCCAAGCGAGTTACAATATGGCGGCTGATACGCTATCGATTGAACGGGCATGGATACGGAACAACGGTACGGATTACGCCAACCTAGTTATGATGTCTAGAGAGGACTATTCCGATATTCCGAACAAAGCCCTACAGGGCATACCCACAAGCTTATGGTACAATAATTTGCTTAGTGGTACAACAGGTTCGGATGCTGACGTTCTGTATCCATATCCCGTTCCAGACCTAGCCTATTCAATGCACATTCAGAGGATAAGGCGCGGCAAGGATTTTAAGTTTCTTAGCGATACGCCCGATTTCGATGCAGGTTGGAATTGGGCATTGCGTTGTAATGGCGCATATGCTATCGCACCGGCCAATCTGCCCGATGGCCCGGAAGGTATTGCACTGTACGACAGGCTTAAAGGTAGGGCCGAGGATTCGTTGAGAATGGCGCATAGGGGCGAACAAGAAACCACAAGCGGGCGGTTCGCAAAATCAGCATATTAACGAAAGGGGATTACATGAAGAAGGCAGGCGCAACAACCAAGGTCAAGAAGGTTCCGGCTTCCGTAAAGAAAACAAACCTCATGGAGAAGGTAAAGAAGGGCAAGAAATGTAAGTAGCCCTTTAGGGATTGCCCCTGATGGCCCTCCTTCCCGTAGGGGGTAATTTCTTGAAGGCTACTTTCATGGAGGTATAAATGGCAGCACCCGTTTTCACGCCAACAGATACGATGGTAACTAGGGTTGCGGGTATCCTAAATTCCCTGAACATATATCCCGCCGACCCTGTTGCCGAACCGCTATTATGGATAAACCAAGCTACACAGCACTTACAGGGTATATTTGATATACTGCGCAACGATTTTACTATTGCTTGTGCGGCCTCTACAGACCAACAGACGGATACCGCCGCGCCGTATCCTTACAAAATAAGGAACGCATGGTTTAATGGCAAACCTATATCATGGTGTCTACGTTCCACTATAGATGCTGATATTGCTGCCGGTGAAACCGTGGTATATAGGTATTCCGTTGTAAGGGAATCGGGTGGTACTCATACCATCCGCCTATCTGCTCCTGCACTAATAACCGACACTCTATTGGTATCCGGGCCGTATATGCCCGTATATACAGTTTCCGGCGGCAATCTTAACATGGAACAGAAGTACGATGAGGCGGTAGAATGTATAGCTGTTCAGCGTGGTATTTATAATTATACAGAAGATAAAGATAAACGAGCATGGGCGGACAAGATGGTAGAGGAAGTATTGAAGCACGATTGGATAGCAGAGGGATAGGATATGGCTGAACATATTTGGAGTTTAGCGGGAAATACCCGTTTGATGTTAGACCCTCCTGCTTTATATCCTGCTGATTTGGAATTGAAAATGGGCGTGTCCGTTGTTTGTCTAGCCGGTGGTGCGTCCAAACGATATAATCACGGGATACCCGTTCTTATGCTCACAATGGAATGGACAAAAGAGCGCCCAATGAGTATAAAAACTTTCATGGGTGGATATGATTTCTCTGCTAATACTCAAACGGTAGATACGCAGTCATTCGTGAATTGGATAAAGAACGTCGCCATTGGGCCACTCAATCCGTTTACAGACACAGACCCAAGCGGTGTAGCTCGTACCGTGTTTCTCAAAACCGATTTATTCCAATTCAAGCACATTCACGGTTCGGGTTATATTGGCGCAGTCAGTTTGGTATTCGAGGGATAATGCGCGGCGATTTAACAACGAAATTTCTTAACAGTATCGCGCTAGACTCGTCAACTCCGGTTGTGCTTGTAGAGTTCCGTTTTGCTTCCGGCACTGTCTATGTTTCCGACAAGGACATAACGCCCACGGGTGGCCCTGCACATTTAGGCATAGTAGCGTCTTGGGGTCAGAGCAAGGCATGGGGCCGCAAGTTCGGGCCGTGGGGTGCTATAGGCTCGGAAGGTGAACTGATAGTAGCCAACACGACATTTTTCTCTAATAATTTTTTCAGTAATATAGCTCAAGACACAGAGGTCGTGCAATATCTGTACTTTCCCGGCGATAACTACTCCGACAAAGCCGAACTTTCTAATGGCAGGTTCTTTGTTGACACTGTGGACTTCGACGAACTGAATTGCCGTATGCGGTTCATGTCGCCCCTTGAGAGGGCCGACCAACCATTAGGTAGAATAATTGACCGTCACGACTTCCCTTACGCTTCTTACCATACCGTAGGTCGCGCATTAGGCTATGTATTGAACAAGGTCAATGACGTTCAATTGTTTCCTTTGCAGGTCGGCTGGCAGAGCGCATTGGTGGATGATACAGATGCCACAACTACAGGCAATATGTATTTCAGGGTATCGGGACAGGTCGGCAAGGTTACCGACTTGCCTACATCCGGGTCTATTTGGATAGGTGACGAGTTAATATCCTACTCAAGTAGGGCTTATAGCGACACACCGGATGGCTCACACCCACTTATGCCAACAAATTACATAGTTGTTTCCGCTTCTGGCCGTGGCGCAAACGCAAGACCATACCAACAGGGTACGGTAGCTTTTCAGAACTTATCAAGTTATATTTATGGTTTTCCGTACCACGCATCTATTGCTTGTAATAACGTCAAGGTGGGTGGGATAGTCCAGTCATCGGGGTATACGGTCAACCTGTCCAATTCGGCTATTATTCCCGGAGAGATATTAACCACGGTTGCTTTTGATAAGCATCCGCGCAGGGTACGCGGCGCAAACTCTCATAGCCATATAGGGAGGCGCACTGTACGGCGCGTAGGCTCGACAAATGCCGTTGCTATAGGTAGCACATACACCTCAACCGCGGATGTCCCTACGAACGTAGGGAAGGCCCAAAAGGGCGTATTGACAGTTACGGCCCATATATCAGCATTAACCCCTCAAGGTGGGT